AATTAACGTTTCACGCTAATATCGTGTTGGCACTATCCGCGACGGCTTACCTTTTCGTCGGGAAAAGAATAGACCGCTTCACCGTGGGTAGTGCCACCAAACTTTTAACAGATATGGCAGACTAAACAAATGGCGTTATTTAACAAGGTCAACAAGGCCGCTATCGGTACAACGGTTAAAGCCGCGGCTACTGGTTCAAATGTTGGCGCGTCACAACTTGATAACTTTTATGCGTTTACACAAGGCAATAACCGCCAACGAGCTATGGCCGTGCCGGCTATTACTAGGGCGCGCGATTTGTTGGCGTCAGTTATTGGCTGTACGCCGTTGTCAATGTATAACGAAATGTGGAACCCTGTAACGCGCGAACTTGAACAAATTCAAATTGCCCCGCGCGCCTGGACACGCCAGTTAGACCCGTCGCTACCAAATAGCACAACGCTTGCATGGTTATTTGACGATTTATTTTTTACCCAGCGAGCTTTTTTGTACGTCACCGAGCGCGATAGTACGGGCTACCCCAAGTCGTTTCAACGTATGCCTAGCGCTATGGTTACAACACAAGACCAAGCAGGCCCCGTATTTTTTGCGCCGTCTAAGCAAATTATGTTTAGCGGTCTACCAATTGACCACCGCGACGTTGTGCAATTCATTAGCCCTATTCAAGGTTTGTTGTTTACAAGTCCTAACGCAATTTTGACATCACTAAAGCTCGAGCAGGCCCGCCTACGCAATAGTTCTAGTTTGCTGCCTACGGGCGTTTTGCGGCAGGTTGCGGGCGAGCCGCTTTCAGAAACTGAATTACAGCAATTGGGCCAGTCGTTTGAGGCGGCGCGCCTAAATAATTCTGTAGCCGTTTTAAATGAATTTGTTACTTACACCGAAACAAATAGCGACGCCAGTAAACAAATGTTGGTTGCCGCTAGTGAGTATCAAGCACTCGAAATCGCCAGGCTCGCAAATTGCCCCCCATACCTTTTGGGCGTTGCTACTGGCTCATACAGTTACCAAAACAGCACCCAGGCGCGCCAAGATTTGTATATGTTTGGTGCCAAACTGTTTATGGATTGCATAGCCGAAACTTTGTCAATGAATAACGTATTGCCGCGCGGTACATATGTAAAATTTGATATTGAAAATTACTTAAGCGAAAGTTATTTATCCGAATACGACACACCCGCAGAAGTTGAAGAAGTAGGAGTAATGCCAAATGCTTAGATTAGTGCAACAAGAATTAACGCTAGACGCAGCCGGTCCAAACGGTATGCCACGCCGTACCTTGGCTGGCCTTGCGCTTCCGTACAACGTCGAGGCAACAGTAAACGACGGTACAAAAGTTATGTTTATGCCAGGCAGCTTGAACGCAGGCGGCAAAATGCCCAAGCTCTACCTAGGGCACGACAGCACCAAGGCCGTAGGAATTTTAACAAGTTTGGTTGATACACAAGGCGGCATGATGTACGAGGCGCGCATTAGCGAAACCGCTTTAGGTGACGAGGCGCTGGTATTGGCAGCCGACGGCGTACTTGACGCGGTAAGTGTTGGCGTAAACCCAACCCGTTTTAGTTACGACGAAAAAGGCACAATGATTATAGAAATGGCCGATTTTCAAGAATTGTCGCTTGTGCCTTTTGGCGCTTTTGCTGGCGCGTCAGTAGACCGCGTAGCCGCGTCGCAGGGTATCCCACAAGAACCAGTAGAAATAGATAACATAGAAACCGAAACACCTAACGAGGAGTTAGACACCATGACACAGCCAATAGAAACCCCAACCGTTATCGAGGCCGCAAGCGTAGCCCCAATTGTTTACGCACAGCCACGTACTTTTAAATTGCCAACCGCTGCAGAATTTATTGCCGCGTCGGTACAAGGCGGCAGCGTACTTGCAGAAATGAACGCACGTATCCAAGCTGCAGCGCCAAACATTACTACAGCCGATACCCCAGGTATTTTGCCTGAAATCATTACTGGAACTGTTTACGACAGCCTTAACCCAATTCGCCCGTTTGTTTCGGCTATTGGTGCTAAAGCAATGCCTGAAAGTGGCGCGACGTTTCGCCGTCCAGTCATCACAGTGAGGCCCGTAGTAACGCAACAGCCAACAGGCCAACTAAACCAGCTTGACCCGTCAACTGTTACCGTTGCGAATAACAATGTCAGCAAACTAACTTTCGGAACATTTGTCACAATGTCCGAACAAGACCTTTCGTGGAGTGACCCCGCTTCAATTAACATTGTTCTAGACCAGTTGGCAATCGCTTACGGTCAAGCAACAGACAACTACGCCGTAGATACTTGCCATGCAGCAATTACACAAACCAGCGCAGTTGCCGACACGTCAGACCCTGCCGATTGGATTGCCGCAATTTACGACGGCGCCCGCCAAATTAGCGCAACTAGCAATTACCTACCTACGCACATGGTCGTTACACCGGCTACGTGGGCTTCGTTGGGCGCATTGGTTGACAGCACAGGCCGCCCAGTATTCCCACAAATTGGCGCTATGAACGCGCCAGGCCAGTTGTCGGCTAATTCATGGAACGGCAACCCGCTAGGCCTTGTTTTGGTAGTTGACAAAAACGCGCCAGGTTCATTTATGGGCCACGCAGCCGGACCAGCCGCAGGCTTCGAATTCTACGAACAGCAACGCGGCGCAATTAGCGTAGACGTACCTGCAGTTTTGGGTAGGACTATCGCCTACAGAGGGTTCGCAGCAAGCTTTATGGCAGACGCTACAAAATTCGTTAAGTTCGTCTAACCGAAAGGCGGCTTTACCGCCATGACGCAGGTATACCAAGTAGCGCATAAAACGCTATTAGACAACTACGCAGTTTTAGAAACGCTTACACCTAACGAAGTGTATGTAGGCGCGTCTATTGTTGTTGCAGGCGTTGACGCAACTTTTAACGGCACGTATACCGTTTTAGATGTACCCGAATATTTGTTTATCGGCGTAGATGAATACGGCGATTTACTTTTTAATTACGAGGTAGCCGTACCTTTTCAAATTTTGTATGCAAAAACAGCAAGCGACGTTACGCGCACTACAGCAACTGGAACCGTGACGCTGGGTACTATCCCGTGTACGTGGATTACAGCCGGACAAGTCGAGGACTGGCTCGGTATAGGCACCGCGTCGGCACTCGATACCGCTTTTCTTACTCAATGCGCTGCAGCTTCAAACGCTTTCTGTTTTCAACGACGTTTAGAAAGCGGCTACATAGACCAAAAAGGTACAAGCCCTAGCGACGCAGTAACCCTAGGCACTATTGCTTATGGCGGTTTTCTGTATCGACAACGTGGCGCTGTAACAGATTTCGCCAGTTTTGACGGCCTACCAGCAGGCAACAGCGTTGGCTTGTCGCCAATGATTAAACAATTGCTAGGTATCCCACGCCCGCAGGTTGCCTAAATGCCTGTTGCTTTTACAGACCTGTTAAACGAGGCACTAGACGACCTAGCAGCGTCGCTAACGACCATTACAGGGCTACAGGTAGTAACAGACCCCCGAAACCTTGTACCGCCTTGTGCGTTCATTGACGCGCCTAGCTTTACCGTGTTTGCTAACAACGTCGTAGAAATGACTTTCCCTGTACGAATAATTACGCTGGGGCCTGGCAACCTTGACGCGCAACGGTCACTATTTAATTTGGCTAGCAAAGTTATTACTAAAAAAATTGGCGTAACAGACGGGCGCCCAACTATTGCGCTTATCGGCGGCAGCGAATTACCCGCTTACGACTTGACCATAACCCTACAAGCCCAGGCAACCGCCTAGAATAGTGACAACATGAAATACACAATTATTAGCCCACGCGTAGGTACCCCAGGCGATACATACGAACCAGTAGACGGCGTTAACGTCGACGCGCTGGTAGCAAGCGGCTTTATAGAACAATCCACCGTTAAGGCGCCAAAAGGTGCTAAAACTAAGACAGACACCAACGAGGAGTAAACACTATGGCGACAACAACTTATTTATCATCACCGAACCTAACAATTAACAGCGTTTCATTGCAAGACCAATGCCACGGCTTGACTTTTACGCGCACTATCGAGGCGCTAGAAAGCACCGCTTTTGGTTCGGGTTCGCGCGTTTACACCGCAGGCCTTGAAAACTCGACGTTGTCGTGTGACTTGTACCTGTCGTTTGCAGCTTCCGAAACTTACGCAACACTTAAAGCACTTGTCGGCACTCAAACAACTGTTTCTTGGTCATCTAGCGCAACAAGCCCAGGCACCGCTACCAATCCAACCATGACGCTAACGGGGGCTTATCTTGAAGCGCTTCCGTACGAAATGGCCCTGGGCACCCTTGGGCAACTCAGTATTACGTTCACTGGCGGGGTTTACAGCGTCGTTGAAGTTTAATTAACCGCCTGAAAAGGCCCGACACAAAAGGCAGATAATGAAACTCACATTAAAAGTAGAAACAGCAGACAACGCCTACGAAGTTGTAACCAACCTGTACGTAATTGTTATGTGGGAACGCAAATACAAACGTAAAGCGTCGGACATGGCAGCCGGTATTGGCGTCGAGGACTTAGCCTTTATGGCATACGAAGCGTCTAAGTTAAACAAAATTGTTGTACCTGCAGAATTTGACACGTTCGTAAAAAATTTAACCAACATTGAAGTAGTCGATACCGAGACCGCAAACCCCACCTAAGGGGCACCCACGGGCGCCAGTTATGCGAACTGCTGGTAGCAATATCGTGGTGGCCCCCGTCGATACCTTTTGACATAGACGACTTGGCTACCGTTGTTGCTGTATTATCGGACAACAACAAACAACGAAAGTAACCGCTATGGCTGTATCAACGACAATGGACATTTACGGCGTCAAGCAAGCGATAGCAACCCTAAAAGAAATTGACCCCGAATATCGTAAAGAAATGTTAAAGCAAGTCAAAAAAGCGGGCGACCCTGTTTTAGTTGCTGCACGTTCGTTAATCCCAGGCAAACCACCTTTAAGCGGTATGGGGCGCGGAAGCCTTATTAAAGGCCGTGAGGGCACGAAATGGTCAAGCGATATGGCAGCCGCAGGTTTTAAAATTATGACCAATCGCACCGGACAAAAAGCACGAAGCGTAAAATTCAAATCAGGCGAAGTAGTCGACTTTCAAGCCCAGCCATATCAGCTGTTAAACCTAAGACAAAAAGACGCTGCAGGCGCTATTTGGGACCATGCAGGCGCTAAAACCCGTGGCGCGTTTGTACGCAACTTGGAAGTAGGCGGGTCATTTAATCCACGTGCTAGCGAACCAGCTGTAGACATGGCGCGCCCAGCCGTCGAGGCTGTCGTGTTAGATATTATTGCGGGCGTTATGGCTGTAACAAACCGAAAATTAGAAGTTACTTATGGCAATTAACATACCGATTATTACGTCGTTTAACGGCAAGGGCGCGCAAGCCGCCATAAAAGAATTTCAAAACCTGACTAAAGCGTCGGATAAAGCGGCGTTCGCCATAAACAAAATGGCTGTACCTGCAGCCGTTGCGTTTGGTGCCATTGTTACAGGCGGTTTTAAAGCCGCCCAGGCCGCAAGTGACTTTAACGAAACGGTCAGTAAATCAGGCGTAATTTTCGGTACAGCGTCTACAGCAATCAAAAAGTTTGCCGAAACCGCCGCGAGCAGTTTAGGACTATCAAAACAAGCTGCATTAGACGCAGCCGCCACTATGGGCATTTTTGGTAAGTCCGCTGGTTTAGCAGGTGACGACCTATCTAACTTTTCTATTGAAATGGTCAAACTGTCAGGCGATTTAGCAAGTTTTCATAACGCAAACCCAGCCGACGTAGCCCTAGCTTTAGGCGCTGCATTACGTGGCGAAGCCGAACCTATACGCAAATTTGGCGTACTACTAAACGACGCAGCGGTAAAAGCCCAGGCTATGAAAATGGGCCTATACGACGGTACGGGCGCGTTAAGTGCCCAAGCAAAAGTTTTGGCTACTCAAAAACTTATTTTAGAACAGACCAGCGACGCCCAGGGCGATTTTGCGCGCACCTCGGAAGGCGCAGCCAACCAACAACGCATATTAAAAGCCCAAGTAGATAACGCAAAAGTAGCAATAGGTCAAGCGTTTCTACCGATACTCGAAGCCGCGCTACCTGTATTAGTTAATTTTGCTACAGCAATCGGCAACAATACCGACGCGTTCGTAGCCGTAATTGCAGTTATTGGCACATTTGCAGGGGCAATCGTGTTGGCTAAAGGCGCCATGATGTTATGGAAAGCGGCCAGCATTATTACAACAGCCGTTAACTACGCCCTAGCAACATCATTTACCGCCGTACAAGTTGCTACAGGCATTGGCATTATTGCCGTCGTAGCCGGCGTAGCCGCGTTTGCCGCATACACAACAAAAATGAACGCAGCGCGCGTAGCGAGCGACAAGTTAAACCAACAGGCATTAACCACGGCAGGAACTATCGGCGCTACTGGTTTTATTGGGCCACAACTTAGCGACGAACAACTAAAAAAAGCCTACGAAAATTACAACAAAGTAAGCGACGCCGCAGGGGCAGCAAAAGTAGCAAACTACGACTACGCAAAATCATTAAAAGAGGGTTTACTACAGGCCTTAAAAGACGCTAACGGCGCGCTTGACGACGCCAAAAAAGCGTTAACAGATTACGCAGACACCGTAGCCAAAGGTTTATTAGACGCTTTTAGTTTTAAAGACGCAAAAGACGCAGGCACGGAAACTGGCGGCGGTTTTCTATCCGGTCTACGCGCCCAAGTAACAGGAATTAAAAACTACACAAACGACGTACAAAAAGCGTTAAACCTTGGATTATCACAAGACGCATTAGCAGCCGTTTTAGCAGCTGGTAGCGACGCAGGCGCCTCGATAGCCGCCGAACTTGTAGCAGGTGGTAAAGCCGCCATAGATGAAACTAACGCCTTGGTTGATAGCGCTAATATGGCAGCGCAAAAGGTAGGCATAAACGCAGGCACGGCCTGGTACCAGGCAGGCGTCGATAACGCCCAAAAAACGGTTGCAGGTTTGCAAGCCGAAATAGATACGTTGACGCCAAAAATGATGCGACAAATGGACAAATTAGCAAACAAACTTAAACGGACCGTTGACGTAACAGTACGAGTAAACGAAGTAGTTACACGTGTAACAGGCGGCGTCATGAATACGCCGACAGTTGCGCCAATTTCAAGCCGTGTTAGCGCCCAATCTGCAGGCGATACAACCATAAACATTACGGGCGGTATTAGTACCAGCGCCGAAATAGGCGAAAGCGTAGTAAACGCTATTCGTGCATACAACAGGGCTGCAGGCCCCGCCAATATTGCGGTTTCGTAATGGCTACGTCAGTAATTGAAAGTGGCGATTACGAACTATTTATAGATACAGGTTTTTTAGTAAATAGTTTTCGCTTGGATAGCCCTACGGCAGGCGTATTAGACAACACCGAATTTGTGTTAACAGGTACTACAGAATTTGCGCCGATGTTGCAATACTCGACAAACGTAAACATTAAGCGCGGGCGTCGTGAGGTAGGCGACCAATTTAGCGCTGGCACAATGTCATTTAACTTAAACGACAGCCTGGCAGGCGGCACCCTAAACCCGTTGTATTCGTCTAGCCCATACGTCGACCCCAACGAGGAATTTACATTAGCGCCGTTACGAAAAGTGTCGTTTGGTAGATACAACAGCGTTGGCACGTTTATAGAACTGTTTAAAGGTCAAATAGTTAATTACGATTATTCGTACCAGTTGGGCCAACAAAACATAGTAAGCGTGTATTGCGCCGACGATTTCTACCTACTAGCCCAAACCGCGTTAGCCGAATTTAACGTAACCGAACAACTATCGAGCGCGCGCATATCTGCCGTACTTGATTTACCAGAGGTCGCGTATCCGGCTTTAAGCCGTGACATAGAAACAGGCACACAAACGCTTGGTGGTGCAGCTGCTTACACCGTGCCAGAGGGTACAAACGTAAAGGCGTATATTGACCAAATACAAGCTGCCGAGCAGGGCCGTATTTTTATATCACGTACAGGCGATTTTACAAGCCAGCCGCGCGTAGGCCAAACCTTGTCTGGCAGTGTCGCAGATTTTCACGATGACGGCACAAACATCCCGTATAACTCTTTGGCAATCAGTTACAACGCTGACCTAATTGTAAACAGGGCTAGCATCCAGCATTTAGGTGCTACTAGCCCAGAGGTCGCTGATGATGCGGCAAGCCAAACAAAGTACCTAATCCAAAACATAAGCATTACCAATAGCTTGTTACACAATGATGCAGCTGCTTTAGACCTAGCCAACTACCTGCTAGTAGGCGAACCTGAACCAACCTTTAACGCCGTGCAAACCGACTACCTAATGCTTACAACAGCGCAACGTGAGGCTTTAGCGCTGGTAGATATTGGTGACACAATTACGATTACCAACACAATTACAGGCGGTCAAGTAGCACAAGAGTTGTCGGTTGAGGGCATCGAAATAGCGGTCAATGTCAACAGCGGCCACCGGGTCACGTTCTACACGGCAGCAACTGTAATTGTTTATGAGTTTATTTTAAATGACCCCATTTACGGCAAACTTGATATACAAGACCCACAACCCGTTTTAGGATAAAGTAGGAAACATGGCTGCCAATTGGACTGACTTTGTATCGGGCGCGGTATTAACCGCCGCACAACTTAATGGCGTTTTAGACAACTTTGCTGACATCGCTATTTTTAATGAAACCCAATCAAGCGCAACGGCAGGCGGCACAGCAACATCAGGCGCGTTTGATAAACGAACATTAAACACAACCGTGCTAAACAACATTGGCGGATGTTCTATTGCGTCAAGTGTGATCACGCTCGCTACGGCTGGAACATACTATTTAAATGCAAAAGCACCTGCGTTTAAAACAAACCAAAGCCAAGCAAGATTGCGAAACACAACCGCTGGCACAACAATTATTACTGGGCAACCTTTGTATTTAAGTAATGCTGACAATGTTGCTGGCGTAAGCATTGTTGAAGGTTATATAACTATTACGGCAAGTACTAACATTGAATTGCAAATGCGGGTAGCAACTACCGTTGCAACAGAAGGTTTTGGTGTTGCAGGTGGTTTTGACAGCAACGTTTACAGCACTTTACTTATTCGAAGGATTGCATAATGGCTACATCAACCACCGCCGAAATTAACGCGCAAATAGGCAACGCCACACGCGAACTAGCACCCAACACAACATGGCGCTACAACGAACCCGGTGACGGCTACTACTGCCTCGAATGGATGGATGACCCAAAACTGCAACCAACAGAGGCTGCAACAATGGCAAAGGCAACAGAACTTGCAGCGAACCCAACACCTATTGGTTAGTTTAATGCTTGCATTTGTCCTGACCGCTTGCGAAACAACACGCAAAAACGCCCCCAAAAGCGGCCCAATGACACGATGTAATACAATGGTTCAATGCGAAAGGGTAACTAATGACTAGGCAAAGAGCAGAAATAGAACTACTACACGCGCGCATGATTGTGTTTGTAGGTTGCACAATTGCCGTAACGTTTGCAATTACCGTTATTGGTTTTGTGTACTTTCTAGGATTTGTTACACAGCCTGTAGAACAGTCACCGAATGACGCCGCCTTTATCGACTTGCTAAAAACCTTGTCAATCTTTATGACCGGCACATTAAGCGGCCTTGTCGCAGCTAACGGCCTAAAGCGCAAACCAGCCGAGGCAACAAGTGGCACCCCAGCCCCCTAAACCTGCAGTAAAAGCCGTAGTAATACCTAAAATACAAAAACTGGTATTACCTGCCACGTTGGGCCATATAACCCCAGGCGAACTACCCGCCAATATGCTTGTAGACATAAAGCCGTTTGGCAAGCTGCACCCACGCGCCGCCAACGCATACAACGCACTACGAGCCGCCGCGTTCGCTGCAGGTATCAAACAATTTAAACCCATTTCGCAAGGCGATACGTATCGGTCACTAGCGCAACAAACCGCGGGGTTTTTACAGCGTTACACGTTGCAACCTATTGAGGGCGCAACAACACGTACTTGGCAAGGCAAAAAGTATTATCTACGCCCAGGCAACGCCCCACTAGCTGCACCTGGAAGTAGTCGACACAACTTAGGTTTGGCTGTTGACTACGCAAACATGGCAGGCGAAACGTGGGCTTGGATGTGTGAACACGGCCCCAAGTTTGGTTGGTCATTAGAGGTCATGCCCGCCGAACCGTGGCACTGGTTTTATTACCCTGGCGACAAAATCCCCGAACCTGTAACCCAATACCTACAAGGTTTGCAGCCAGTATCACCACCTAGCGCCTAAGCGCCTACTACGGTTTTAGGACCGACGAAAAAAGGGGTATTGCATGAACTTTCTAATAGCCAAAATCTTTACGGCTGTCACTATAAGCATGACAGGGTTAGCGTTCGCCTACGAGGCTCACAACGCGCCTAGCGCCCTGCCTGTAACGCCCCCCGTTACGGTCAGTTTGGCGCCTTTACCGACTACGACAACTACAACTCTTGCACCGTTAACAGACTGCCAACAAGCGCTACAACTAGCCCAGCAAGTGGGCTGGCCATTAGAGGAAATGGGCACCGTGGCGCGCATTATCTACCGCGAAAGCCACTGCCAAGCCGACGCATTTAATCCCAAGGACACGGCAGGCGGCAGCTATGGGTATTACCAAATAAATGGCTACTGGTGCCGACCTAACGCCTACTGGCCTACAGGCTGGTTACAAGCCCAAGGAATACTAGAAACGTGCGAACAACTATTTGACCCGATTATTAACACAAAGTCCGCACTAGCCATATGGCATAATTCGGGGTACGGTCCGTGGCGCTTGCCTAACCTATGACCGAATACCCAATACCCGACCCAGGCCTAACAGAAAGCACCCGACAGATGTATACAGAAAAGTACGCCGAAACATTTAAAAATTTTGTAGACGAAGTATTTAGACCAAATTTTATACCAGCACCTAAGCCGGTTGACCACTCGATATTGCTAGACGAATTAGCAATACTGAAAGAAAAGTATTTAAACGGCACACCAAGCGACGAACACAAATTCGCTGCAGCTGTCATCACTGCCGCCATGGCCGTAATTATTGGTATATGATTTGCGACTTGTGCGGGCAAACATTAAAAGAAACCCCCTACAAAACAAACCCAACCAAAAAGTTATACAGCCATAAAGATTTAAAAGCCTGCACCAAACGCAAACCGTTAAAGGACCCGACACCATGCAAGAAACATACGAACGGCTATACACCGAACAGCAATTAGCCGACGCAATAAATTACGGCACGACCAACTACAACAGTTACGGCGAGGGCGCACACCCCAGCGGCGCACGTAAACAATTTTCACCTGGACTACAAAAATATATTGACGGCGCGCTAGGTGAAATAGTGTTCGCGGACCATTTCGGCATACCACTAGACCAACAAGCCTGGGCTGTAGGCGACGTAGGCGTATATCAAATTAAATCGACACGTTGCGCAAACGACGAAATAAACCTAATAGTTCCCCGAAACCAGGCAACCACCTTTAAGGCAAGCCCGTTCGTGTTAGTGCAGCTGTTTGACTGCCACTACAAAATTAGGGGCTGGACATGGGGTCACCAAATACCCACTAAAACCCATTGGCTACAAAACAACGCAGACACAAGCGGCGGCGCCTATTGGATTACAACGGACCGGCTAGAACCTATTGAGGATTTACCAACCGTGTAACTACCGTGTGCTACGGTACATTTAAGTAAGTAAACCCGACAACAGAAAGAAGCCCGACATGAGCGAAAAAGTAGAAACACCAAATACCCAACTACAAAAAGTTACATTGCTAATTGCTATGCACGATTACGACACCGAGCAATTAAACGCTGGCGAGTGGTTGCAAAATGTGCTGATGAATTGCGCAGAACAAAAAAATACTGGTTACTACGGCGCAAAAGAATTAACAAAAGTAATGCAAGTACTAAGCGTACAAAATTGCGACGTGGTGGTATCCAATGGCATTTAACCTGGACAACTACGTAGACGTACCAACACGACTAGCGGAAGCATTAAAGCGCTGGCCCGATTTACGCATACAAGAAACCGATAATCAAGTAATAACAATGCCCGACGGCTCGACGTTTATTCGTTGCACCGTAACCGTGTGGCGCGACATGGCAGACCCAATACCGGTTATAGCGTCGGCTGCCGAACCGTTCCCAGGCAACACGCCTTACACGAAACGCAGCGAATACATGGTAGGTATGACATCGGCTTTAGGGCGCGCGCTGGGCTATATGGGTTGCGGCGTTGCTAAATCTATTGCCAGCCGTAACGAAGTCGAAGCACGGCTAGACGGCCACGAAGCCACCATAACGCCTATGCGTACACCTAAAGAGGGCGGCGTACACGCCAGTAGTAAACAGTTATACATGATTAAAGCGCTCGCTAAAGGCAAAGGGTTAGACGACTTGGCAACGCTTGAAGCAATACAGCTGTTACTTGACGCCGACGACGTGGTAGTAGAAACCTTGACAATGGGCCAAGCGTCTAAAGTAATCGAGGCTTGGAAATCATGAGGAACCCAGGCGACGAATACGACAGATTACACGACCATATGACAGCAATAGCGCGCGAGCGTGACTGGGCAAACCACCAACTAGACGAAGTGAAACGGCTATTAGACGAAACTACAAGAGCGTTAGAAACATCGCAAGACGAATTGTATTTAGCGCTTGAAGCATTACGAAGGGCCATGCCATGACACGTACAGCCTGGTTAGCAATCGCGTTAATGATGCTATGTGCCGTGCTATTGTCGCGCACCGATAAGTAACAGACCGAACAACTGGCAAGACACAAGACCGTACGCCGTTCGCATGGCGCGGGGTTAATCGACGGGAACGTCGTTAGACCGGCGCGCGTTAAAACTGATAGACGAAAGCAATAACGCCAAGCGTCGGGGCGGCCTGTAAACATAACCAGGCGTAATGCAAAGGTATTCGGATTGAGGCAGCCCGAAGGGTAGAGCATTACAGCATTAGGCTTTAACAACACGCACAAACATACCGATAACAAACCGACACAAAGGACTAGCCCGACATGGAACTACAACACACCAACCCGAGGACAAGCCGCGAACGCGGCGCGTCAGTATCGGTAAGGTCATAACGTGGCAGCACATAACGGCAACAGCGAATACCTAGCAAACCGTAAACGACTATTAGCCGATAACCCACTATGCCATTGGTGCGGACAACGCGAAGCAACAGCAGCCGACCACCTACTAGAGCCATTACGTGGTGGTAGTCACGCACTCGATAACTTGGTGCCCAGCTGCAAGCCATGCAACAGCCGGCGCGGCCAACAATTCGGCGTACACCTACAACGCGAACGCAACGCAAACCCAACACCAGCAAGGAAAAAAGAGGCAACCACTAACAGCGTTTTTTTGACAGACCCACTCCTGCC